GGCGCAGGAGACGGAACAGCAGCGTCTGGATCTTCTGTTATTATTGAGGCCGATGGAAATGGAGACTTCACAGCTTTGGTCCTCACCAAGGCCGGCGCCCTTTCCAAGAAGGCGGTCTTCAACTTCAATGCGGATGATGACAAGTACATTAGAAAGGTATTCAACACAGACCCGACACTGACAAACACATCGATTACAACAACAAACGCTCAGGAGTCCTACTTCTTGGGCCAGACATTCGAGCGCTCCATGCAGGATAACTTGGATAAGCAGGACACCGGTGCCTCTCCGACAAAACTCCACGGAGTTATCTTGGGAATCGGCGCCAGCACCACAATCGAGGGTGGAAACTTTCAGATGGCTGCACGTGCCGCCCAGTCTGGTTGGATTATTTCACAGGATATCAGAACAACTGTTGCGGATAAAACCAATAGCAGCAACAACTCAATGACCTTCAGTGGCGAAGGAACAGACGTAACAAGGCTGTTCAAGTTCCACACACTCTCAGAGGGTGAGTGGGAGCAGAGAAACATCAAGATCTCCATCGAGAAGATCAAGGCCTCTGACAGCAACATCAACAAGTACGGTTCATTCTCCGTGGTTCTTCGTAAAATCGAGGACAACGACAAGAACGTCGTGGTTGTTGAGAGATTTGACAACCTTAGCCTCAACCCGGACTCCCCGGATTACATCGCTGCGAGAATTGGTGATGCCTACTCCGTATGGGACAACGATAGAAGAAGACTGCAGGACTACGGCACATACGCCAACCAGTCCAAGTTCATTCGTGTTGAGATGGGTAACGATGTTGATAGTGGTCAAGCGGATCCCGAGTTGGTTCCCTTCGGCTTCTTTGGCCCCGTTATTGGAAACACGGCCACCGCCGGTAACGATTTGACACCAAACCCCGATGAGCCATACATTTCTCTTACGGGTTCCTCGACATGCCTGCTTAAGGCCTCCGGTGACCTTTTCAACAACCACGCCAGCACGACGGGCTCAACAGTCAAGATTTCTGTCGGAGACATTGCTGCGACAACCAAGCCCCAGGTCATGTTCAAGTGGCCCGAGTATCGTCTACGTGGCGACTCAACTGAGGGCGGCTTGAGAAGTCACTTGGAAGCTTACTGGGGTATCGATACAACTCGCTCCGGTACAGATGCTCTGGCATTTGACCACAGCAACATCGATCTTGCTCATGCCCTTCCAAAGGACGTGGCGGAAGATTTCTCAACCAGCACGCGCACAACCACCTCATTCGTATTCACCATGGATGATTTGAGTGGTAGCTCTGTTGGAACTGACGCTTCAAGCGGTATTTACAGTTCAATTAGTTACCAGTCAGGCTCCCGCGCCGCCGGTGACTCAATCACAGCGGCCAGTGGTACGTACAGATCACTTCTGAGCGTCTTCCGTGATATTGGCGGTGCGAGATTCACACTTCCTCTCTTCGGTGGCCACGATGGTCTGAACATTACCGAGCGTGAGCCGTTCAATGATTCACGATCACTCGTTTCAACCGCGACAGAGCAGAACAGTTACGCTTACTACTCCGTAAAGAAGGCGATCGACATGATTTCCGATCCGGAGTATGTTGACATGAACTTGGCTGCCATGCCCGGTGTTGTCAACGAGAACTTGACAAAGCACCTGGTCGACACATGTGAGGCTCGCGGAGACGCCCTCGCGATTATCGACCCGAGAGGCGGCTACTCACCTAGCACAGAGGATGCGACAACAGAACAGAACAGAACTTCAACGACTGCGGCGAAGACTGTTTCAGATAACATGAAGTCCCGCAACATCGATTCAAGTTACGGTGCTGCTTACTTCCCATGGGTCCAGATCAAGGACTCCATCAACGGACGACTTCTCTTCGTACCCCCGTCAGTCATCGGACTTGGCGTCTTGGGTTCAAGTGAAACCAAGTCAGACGTATGGTTTGCCCCCGCCGGTTTCAACCGCGGCGGACTGACCGAGGGTGCCGCTGGACTAAACGTTACCGGCGTACGCCACAAGTTGACCTCCGAAGAGCGTGATCGCTTGTACGAGAACAACATCAACCCGATCGCCTCATTCCCGTCAGAGGGAATCGTGATCTTCGGGCAGAAGACACTTCAGGTGTCCGCGTCTGCCCTAGACAGAATCAACGTCAGAAGACTGTTGATTTTCGCCAAGAAGGGAATCTCAAGAATTGCTTCAACAACATTGTTCCAGCAGAACCTTGAGTCAACATGGGCCGATTTCAAGTACCGTGCTGACACCTTCTTGTCAAATGTACAGGCCGGATTGGGACTGGAGGAGTACAAGATTGTCTTGGATCGCTCCACCACCACACCGGACTTGATTGATAGAAATATCATGTACGCAAAGATTTTCTTGAAGCCCGCACGCTCCATCGAGTTCATCGCTTTGGACTTCGTTGTGACTAATGCAGGTGCGAGTTTCGAGGATTAAAATAAACAGAAAAGTAATGATTAACTAATTACTTTTGATAGGGGATTTATATAAATGGCTAACACATTCTGGAGTCAGGCCGCACTAGAGCCAAAAAGAGTTTTTAGATTTGTCCTTCAACTTGGACCTTTCGAGCAGTACCTAATCACAAAGGTAAACCGTCCGAGTTTTGAAGTGGGCGAGTCAGAGCACAATTACATCAACCACAAGTTTTACTACCCGGGTCGAGTTACGTGGAATGACGTCACCTTCTCAATGGTCGATGCCGTTAATCCGGACTCAACCGGTATTTTGATGAAGATGCTCATGGCTTCTGGATACAGATTCCCCAATTTTTCCAGCACAACAAGAACAATCTCCAAGGCCGAGGCTGTTGGCGCAGTAAGCACTTGCGTAATCCAGGTTCTCGGTACTGGTGACCCCGATCTTCTAGAAGGTCAGCAGGGCGCCCAGGCAGAGGTCCTAGAGTCATGGACACTCAAGAACCCTTGGGTCAAGTCCGTATCAATGGGCGAACTGGACTACAGCACAGATGACATTCTCTCAATGGATATCACCTTGAAGTATGACTGGGCGACACTTAGCTTGGGCAGCGCGCAGGGCGGAGCCCAGGAGAGATTGACACCGAAGAACCAGACCGGTCCCATCAGCAAGGTTCCCGACGGCATGATTGGCGGCGGAAGCTAAAAAAAGCATTTTTTACCTTAACATATAGTTATGATGTGCGATACACTAAACTATAGTGCGAGGTAAAAATGTCCACACGAAACAATCAAGATAGACTAGGCGGAGCACACGATATCCATCAGGATGCTCCCAACCTTCCAACACCACAAACAAATACTGACTCGGATCCCGCAACCCGGCCGATGTCTTTTTCAACACCAACCGAATTCGTTGATCTTCCCTCAAAGGGGAAGTTTTATGGCGAGGGCCACCCCCTCCATGGTTGTGATAGTGTTGAAATCCGCTTCATGACAGCCAAGGAAGAGGACATTCTCACCTCAAAGACGCTCATCAAGAAGGGGGTGGCAATCGACCGCCTCATTTCCAGTGTCATTGTTGACAAGAGAATCAATCCGGAGGATTTGCTCATTGGTGACAAGAATGCTCTTGTCGTCGCCGCCCGTATAACCGGATATGGATCGGATTACAACACAAGAATGTCTTGCCCCGCCTGTGGCAATACAGAGGATCACTCTTTCAACTTGGATGATCCCGGTTTTTATTCAGGCGCAGATGAAGATGAAAGTTCTCTCAGCAAGACTGATCGGGGAACTTTTGTTGTCAATACACCACGTACAAAAGCGGACGTTGAAATCCGCCTTTTGAATGGACACGATGAGAAGATGATTACACGTGCCGAAGAGAAGAGAAAGAGGCATAAACTGCCCGAATCTTTGGCAACTACATCACTCAACGCCTTCATCGTCTCTGTCAACGGGGTCGAGGATCCCAACTATATTCAGTCGTTCGTTGAAAACGCCCCCGCTCAAGACGCAAGGTACTTGAGGGAAGCGCACAGGATTATCACTCCCAACATTGACTTGACATTTGATTTCTTCTGTTCTGCTTGTGATCACGAACAGGTATTGGAGGTTCCGTTCACAGCGGACTTTTTTTGGCCTAAATGATGAGTACATCCAAGATGTCTATGAGAAGTTTTTTCTAATGAAATACCACGGGGGGTGGAGCTTCACAGAGGCCTACAACCTTCCGGTTGTCATTCGTGAATGGTTTTTGCAGAGGCTCGTGAAGCAGTTCGAGGACGAGAAAGAAGAAATAGAAAGATCTCAGAGAAAAAGTAGAAGATAAATTAGGGGCCAGAAATGGCCCTTTTTGTTTATTTTACTAATTACCAAAGGAGACCTCCATGAAAGACCAAGAAATCCACATTGACTTGAATGTTGTAAAGAGCGGAAAGCTTGTTGAGTTTTCATACTTGACCCATATGGGAGCAAAAATCGAGCTTCTCATCAAGCTGATGTTCGGCTCTCAGGGATTGGGTCGCCTCACGGGCTCTGTTCGGGGCACCCCTGCCCAAGTTCGTTCATTCAAGAACGCCCTCCGCGGCGAAAAGAGATATATGCAGTCCTTCATGAGACACGGCCTTTCTGATCCGAGAACGCTGAATAATCGTTATCGTTTGGAGAAGTCTGTGGCCGGTTTCGAAAAAGAGACGGGCCTCAAGTGGCCCCTCAAGTAGGAATTTGACGCATGGCCGACAAAGTTGAAGAAGCCACAAGATTAAAATCGATAATGGATGCCGTCGCCGCGGCATCTTTAAAGCACGCCGAGAATATGGAGCGCTCCGCCAAGGCGCAGGGCGAATTCGTCACAGATCAGCAAAGAAGTCGTATTGAAAACGAAAAAGTACTTGAAATAAATCAG